GCTGGAACAGTTGCGCATCGTCCAGCGGCGTCCCCAGCAGCGAGCCGCCGCCCTTGCGCCACTTGCCGTGCGGGTCGCGTAGCTCGCGCGGGTCGAACCGGGTGAGCGCCGTCTCCTCGGCGCGGAGCAGCGCCGCCTGGATCGCCCGCATCGCCGCGAGCACCTGCGCCGCGCCCAGCGCCTCCGCCGGGGAGATGTGCTTGCCGAACACCGACCCCGGCCCCGGCAGCGCGCCCTCCCCCGGCCGGGCGTGGTAGGTGTGCGTCACCCACCCGCCGTGGCCCGGCTTCACCGGCCGCCCCGGCTGGCCGTACTTGTGCGGCACGATCCCCAGCGGGCTAAGCGCCTGCGCCTGCCCCGGCGTGACGTACGCCTCGCCGATCAGATCCTCACCCTTGCCGTGGCGGCTGCGCCCGTTGGCGGCCTTGCGGACCTCGGCGTGATGCTTGGCGATCTCGTGATAATGCCTGCGCGCCCGCCCGCCGGGCATCGCCCGCGCGTGGCCCTCGGCCTCGGCGAGCGCGAACTCCGCCGCGTCCTTCTCCCCGCGCCGCAGCGCCTCCGCCGCCCGCCGCAAAGCCCGGCCCGCCGGGGCCGCGTGCGCGCCGAAATGCTCCTTGCCGACCTGCTCGGCCAGGTGCTCCAGCGCGTCGGCCTTGCGCGCCCACCGGCCCAGCGCCCCACGCGGGTGCTTACCGGGGTCCCACGTCGCCCGCTGGGCCGAGCGGACCTCGCGGACAACGCGCATCGGCTGGTCGGACTCATACCCCGGCGGCCCCCCCGACGGGTCGATCACCTGCGCCCCGGTGCCTTCGGCTTTGCCGAGGTTCGGCCCCAGCGGCTCCACCTCGTACAGATGCCGGCCGTACCCGCTGGCCGTCTCCGGGTGAGTGCTGGCGTACAGCTTGCCCGACGTGGCCCGGCCGGGGCGCAGCAGATCACCCGGCGCCAGCGCGTCATCGGAACCGTGGTACCAGCGGTGCCCCGCCGCGTCCGGGTGGGCGCCGCCCGTGGCCCACCGGCCGTGCGGGCCGCGCCGCTCACGCGGGTCGAACGCCCGCTCAGCCTCATCCCAGGCGACGCCCACCACCACGGGAGCCTCCTAGTCGTCGCCGTCCACGGGGTACCAGCGGCCGTTGCCCTCGCCGTTCATGTCGGTCGCCCGTTTGGCGCCGCGCGCCCCGGCGGGCAGCGCGGGCATCGGGACGAACGCGCCGGGGGTCGCGTTCGGCAGGTTCGGCTTGCCCAGCCCCGGAAGCTGCTGCGGCCGGCCCGCCTGCGGTGGCCGGCCGCCGATCCCGCCCGCCGGGCCGCCGGTCGGCGGCTGCCCCGGCCCCGGCCCGGCGTCGAACCCGCCCTGGCCCACCTTCTCGGTCGCCCGCCCGGCCACTCCGGGCGGCGGCGCGTTCGGGTCCTCGACCAGCAGGCCCACGTCGCCCGCGTGCGCAGCCGCCGTGGCCGACTTGCGCGTGAACCCGGCCTGCACGCTGGACGCGACCGCCTGCATCGTCACCAGATAGGACTGGGACCGTTCTAGCTCACCCTCGCGCAGCGCGGCGATCCCCGACACGTCATACCACAGGCGCACCGGCCCGATGTCAGCCGCCGTCGGCACCAGGTGCTCCAGCGCGGCGCACGCCATCCGCCAGTGCGGCCGAGCCCACAGGTCGGCCAGCTTGCGGATCGCCGTCTTGTAGTCGCCGGACTCGAACCCGGCGATGTCCAGCAGCCCCGGCCCCGCCGCCGCGCACACCCGCCGCTCCCCCGCCTTGACAACCGCGTCGAACTGGAGATCTTGCAGCGAGCTTCCCGCCACGGTGAGGTCGGCGCCCTCATCCAGCACCAGCACGTTCCCCGCGTTCTCCGGCCCGCCGTACCTGGCCCTGATCCGCTTGCGCAGCGTGTCGATCGTCTTGGACGACAGCTTGGTTGAATACTTCACCACCAGGCCGGGCATCGCCCCGTTGTCCAGGTGGAAACTCTTGTACTGCGTCAGCCGCTCATCGGAATGCACGTCGGCGAGGATCGGGGTCAGCCACGACATGCCCCGCCACCGCGCCGCCGGGTCCGGCACCGGGGAGTAATGCGCCACCTCCTCCACGGTGAAGATCTGCGGCCGGGCCGACGGCCCCATGTCCTCGAAGTAGCCCACCGGCTGCCGCCAGCGGCGGCCCATGTCGTCGGTGAACTCCTGGCTCACGATCGTCACCGACTCCGGGCGCAACTGCACCAGCACCGGGTTCCCGCCCGCCGCCGGGTTCGCCTTGCGGTAGTAGCCGTTGCCGAACGTCGCGTCCTGGCACATCCGCGACAGCAGTTCGCCGCTGTCGGCGTTGGGCCACGGGTGCTCCAGGATCGCCAGGTCGGTGTTGCCGAAGATGTGATCATCGGTGGCGGCCTGGAACTTGAACCGCGCCTCGGAGAACAGGGCCATCTTCACCGCTTCGCACGCGAACACGACCCCGTTGGTCGCGTACGCGCGGCGCGCTTGGCGCAGCATCCCGAACGGCGCCCGCTCCTGCCCCCGGCCCGGCGCCCCCGCGTCGCCCGCCTGGCCGCCGTAGTCGGCGCCGCCCGCGTAATACTCCGCCCCGGTGTACATCGTCTCGTTGTAGCCGCCGGGGTAGGGCGTGTTCCGCGCCAGCCACCGGTCGATCAGCCGCGTCACGTCGCCACCACCTCCCGGCGTATCACCCGCGTCCGCCCGTCCGGGCCACGCTGGAACCACGGCTCCACGAGCAGCCCCTCCAGTTCGGGCGGCGCGTTGTCGTCCTCGAACGTGCAGATTGTCACGTGCGGGTGCAACAGCCACGGCCCGTCCACCGTCACCAGCCGCAGCCCCTCCACCTGATCCCAGATCTCATGCTGGGCGAGCACCGGGTCCGCGACCGGCACCCGGTAGGTTGTCACAGCGGCGGCACCGCCGGGTCGAACGCGGCCAGCCGGTCCTGCGCCGCCCGCGCGTCCGCGAGCATCCGCGCCAGCGCCGGCCGCTGCGGGTCGGACGCGTCCAGCCGGTCCACCGCCACCCGCAGCCGGTACACCTGCTCGGCCGCTGCGCTGCGCTGCGCCTCGTGCCGGATGCGCGCCAGCGCCTCACCCGCGTTCACGGCCGCAGCCGTTCGTCGTCAAGCACCTGCTCCACCGTCCGCGCCCCGGCCACCGGCAGGTCGGCGCCGTCGTCGCGGTTCAGCCCCACCCACATGGTGAACAGGCCGAGCCCGGTGATCGCCAGCCCCGCCGCCCACCGCCCCACCAGCCACGCCCCGCCCACCACGGCAGCCGCGCCGGCCAGGGTCAGCAGCAGGTCGCGGTGCCGCGCCCGCCAGTGCCGCGCCATCCACCGCATCTCCCGCGCGTGCACCCGCCACGCGTACCACTGCGCCCGCCACGCCACCACCGCAGCCGCCTGTGTCATAGTGCCCACGCTCCTGGCTCCGCGTCCTGGTCGGGCGCCTTGATCTCATACAGCCACCGCGCGGCCGTCACCGCCACCAGCGGCGCGATCTCCACCCCGCTCGCGCGCCGGCCCCACGCCTCGCCCGCGTCGCCCACCGTCCGGCTGGACGCGCCCACCAGCGCCAGCGTCAGATCGTCCTGCCCCCGGTGGTACAGGTTCCGGCTGCCCGTCACCGCCTCATAGAACCCGGTGAACGCCGCCGCCACATCCGAGGTGGACATCGCCGTCACCTCCAGCCGCGCCTTAGTCAGCGCCGGGATGCACGCCGCCTCGTGCGCCAGCTTGTCCACCGCGACCCCCACGCACAGCTTGCCCCGGCGGCTCGCCCGGCTGATGATCGCCTTGACCCTCGGCACCAGCGCCGTGGTGTCCAGGAAATCGGCGACCTCCACGTGCCACGCGCCGTCGCGCCGCTTGCCCGCCAGCCCGATCGCCGCCCGCTTCTTGTCCCACGTGTACACCACCGCCAGCGCGAACGGCCCCGACGGCTCGGACTTGGCGTCCAGCCCCGCCGCCCACTCCACCAGCGGGATCACCGCGCCACCGCCCAGCGGCTTGTCATGCCAGCCCAGCCGCTCCCGGCCGAACTCGTGCGGCGGCATGTTCGGCCGCTCCGCGCTCTGAATGAACTCCAGGCTGATCCGCCGGTCCAGCGCGGGGTTCGCCTGCCGCAGCATCTCCGGGTCATCGCACCCGCAGCCCGGCGTCCCCACGCTGTGATCACAACGCTCACCCTTGCGGCACGCCTCCGCCGGGTCCGGGGCGCACCACTCCGCGTACAGCAGCCGCCGCTCCAGCGCCGCCGCCCTCGGGTTCTCCGCCGCCGCCCGGCCCCGCTCAATCAGCGGGTGCAGCACCTCGGAGTCCTCATGCGCGGCGCTGGACCCGTAGATGATCTGCGGGTCCCCGGTGATCGACCGGGCGCTCATCGTCGGCAGCAGCGTCCCCAGGTGCACGTCCCGCAGCTTCCACCCCTCATCCAGGATGATCTTCTCCCCCGTCAGGCCCCGGCCGCCGCCCGGCGTCCGCGTCTTGAAGATCATCCGCCCGCCCCGGCGGGTCGTGAAATACATGTCCCGCTTCGCGCTGGAGTAGGTGAGGATCTGCCGGCTCATCCACGGGCTGCCGAAAATGATCTCCGCCAGATCCCGGTACGCCTCCTCCACCGTGTCCCACTCGTGCGCCGTCCACACGATCGGGTCCACGTGGAACAGGAACAGCCAGCCCAGCCCCGCCTGCTTCTCCACCCCCGTCTTGAGGTTCTGCCGCGCCGCCAAGATCGCCGTGGCGAACGCCACGCTCTTATGCGCCGCGCTGCGCGCGAAAATCCCGTCCAGCAGCAGCCGCTGCTCCGCGTCCGGGCCGTAACCCACATCCGCGCACATCCCCGCGACCTGGTCGCCGTCGGTGCGCACGAACTCCGGCAGATGCCAGTAGCGCGGCCTAACTAGCTGCTGCGTTAGCGTCACGGCGCCGCGCCACCTCGTCCTGCCGCGCCTCCAAAGGATCGCCCTGCCGCGCCTCCGCCAGCGCCCGGTCCATAGCGAGCGCGTGCTCGCGGATCATCGACGCCAGCGCCGAGCCCGTCTCCGCGCCGCCCTGATCGATCCGCGCCGCCAGCACCAGCGCCGCCTGCCCCGCCCACGTGTCCACCCGGTCCACCTCAGCCAGCGTCACCCGCGTCCACTTCGCCAGATGACTGCGGACATTCACCGCCTGCCGCTTCGCCCGCCCCGGCCCGCCTACCTCCGCGCCCTCCGGCGCCGGCGTCGCCACCCCCAACTCCCCCGCCCGGCTCGCCGCAACACTGCACGCCCGGCTGTGATACTTCGCGTTCTTGCGCTTCGCCTCGAACACCAGGCCGCAACTAGGCCCCTGGCAGATCATGCGCATCTGGGCCTCCAAGGCGGGATTGGGCGCCGATCACGCGCTGTAGAGCAACGCGGTTACGGAAAGTCACGAAAGTTTGGC